TGCAATTTCTGGAATCTGCCTGGAGGACGGAACAGAGGTTGTGCTGGATGAACAGCAGGCAAACATTGTAAACAGTTACGGAGTAAATACCTGCATCAATTTTAACGGTTGGCACACATGGGGAAACAGAACTGCGGTTTATCCGTCTTCAAGTGATCCAAAGGACGCATGGTTCTGTTGCAGAAGAATGTTCACATGGTTATCAAACAATCTTATCCTGACATATCACCAGAGAGTTGATGGTCTTGCATCATACAGATTGGTACAGTCAATCGTTGATGATGAAAACGTAAATATGAATGCGCTGGCAGCACAGGGAAGAATTGCTGGTGGTTATATTGAGTTTTTGGAAAGCGAAAACCCAACAACAAACATTATGAACGGAAAAGTACAGTTCAGAATCCACCTGGCACCATGGACACCTGCGGAAGATATTCTGTTTGTACTAGAATTTGACCCGTCTATTCTGGCAGCAGCTTTCACGGCGTAAGAAAGGAGAGCTTAGTAAATGAATACGAAAGTTAATTTATACAACGGCTATTTAGACGGAACTAAAATGGTCGGACTTACTGACGAAGTATCACTTCCGGATTTTGACGCACTCACAGAAATACTGTCGGGTGCGGGAATTTTAGGAGAGATTGACGAACCGACACTGGGACACTTCGGGGCAAGTGAAATTGAAATCCCGTTCCGTATGATTGACGATCAGATGTTTGCACTTATGAATATGAAGAACTCGATCAATATCACACTGAGAATTTCTAACCAGGCGATCGAACAGGCAAACTTTAAAACAGACTTTATGCCGTCAAGAATTGTAATAAAAGGCAAGAAAAAAGGTTTCACAATGGGTTCACTGAAACAGGGAGCAGCAACAAAACCGTCTGTAAAACTTGAGATTCTTTATATCCTGATCGAAGTAAACAGAAAGAAGAAATTCGAGCTGGACAAACTGAATGTTGTTTACAAAGTAAACGACGTGGATCTGTTACAGAAAGCACGCAGCCAGTGTTAATAAATTTCAGAAAAGAAAACGGAGGAAAATAAAATGCCAGATATCAACAAAAACATGGAAACAGAGAATACCGCAGCAGAGGAAAAAGAAACAAAGAAAGCAGAAGTGCTGACAGGGGAAGTAGAAGTCAATCCGCTTGTAATCAACTTTGCATGTCCTGTAAAGTTTGAGGATTCAACCTACAATTCCGTTGACCTTTCCGGGATTGAAAACCTTACAGGCCGTGACATGGTTATGACTTCAAAAGCCATGGCAAGATCTGGAGATATCAGCGTTATGCCGGAAATGTCAATGGAATATGCCTTTATGATGGCATCCAAAGCAGCAGATCTGCCAGTAGAATTTTTCTATAACCTGCCACCGAAAGAGTGCATCAAGGTTAAAAATAGAGTGACCAATTTTTTGTACGGCGCGGAATAAAACCGACAGAAGGGCAGGACATACGAAAACTATCAATCAGGTTATCAATGGCAACAAATACAGGAATAACAGAACTGGAAAGTATGCCATTGTTTGACCTGATAGAAATTGCAAAGGAGGTGGTAGCGATCAATGAGCAAAGAATTGAGTCTAGCAATAAAAATAGGCGGAAAGGTTGATAGCTCATTAAACAGTGCTTTTTCTGCTGTCCAAAAAGGAATCAGCGGTGCAACAAAGGCGATGGTCGCTGCCACAGTTGCAGGCGTTGGAGCAGTTGCAGCGATAACAAAGAAAGCAATAGACGTAGGTTCCGGATTTGAACAGGCAATGAGCCAGGTACAAGCAACCATGCTGATTGACACCAATACGGCAGACGGCGTAGCAGCATACGAAACACTTGAAAATGCTGCCAGACAGTGCGGACGGGAAACAGCTTTTAGTGCTACGGAAGCAGCAGAGGGATTAAATTACCTTGCACTTGCCGGTTACAGCGCAGAGGAAGCGGCAACGGCACTGCCAACAGTGCTGCGGCTTGCTGGTGCTGGAGCAATGGAACTTGCGGACGCAAGCGATATGGTCACGGACGCAATGAGCGCACTTGGTATCGAAGCAACACAAACAAACCTGGAATCTTTCGCAGACAAAATGGCTAAAACGGCATCCGTTTCAAATACTTCGGTTGCGCAGCTTGGAGAAGCGATCCTGACAGTTGGAGGAACCGCCAAAGACCTTGCAGGAGGAACAACAGAACTAAACGTGGCATTGGGAATCCTTGCCGACAACGGTATAAAGGCAGCAGAAGGAGGCACGCACCTTCGCAACATGATCTTGTCACTGCAAAGCCCACGAAACAGCGACGCAGCCGCAATGTTTGAAAAAATGGGATTGTCTGCATACGATGCACAAGGAAATATGCGTTCACTTGGAGATGTGTTTGGAGATCTCAATAAGCAAATGGCAGGTCTTAGCGCGGCAGACGTGAACAATACACTTTCAACGATTTTTAAGCAGACAGACCTTGCAGCAGCAAGAGCAATGCTGGCAGCAACCGCAGATTCCGTGCAAAGCCTGGGAAGCGTGGTGGATGCGTCACTGGCACAAAACGGACAAAGCCTGTCGCAGTTGGGAATCAATCTTGATGAAATGGCAAAGGGATTTGATTCTACAATGACAAGTGAACAGTTCGCGGCGCAGATGATGCAGCAGTACGGAATGGACGCAGAAAGCGCAGGGCTGATATTTGAGGGCTTATCTTCGATTGTAGAAGGAACGGGAAACCGGTTCGATGAATTGACCGGAAAAGTCAATGATAGCGTCGGAGCGTGCCAGGAAATGTACAACATACAGTTGGACAACCTAAAAGGAGATCTGGCAATTCTCAATTCAGCAGCAGAAGATCTGTACATAAGCATTTTCAAAGAAATCAATCCGGGTTTGCGTTCCATGGTCCAGCTTGGACAGGAAATGTTAGGAAAGTTATCTACGGCATTTGACGAAGGCGGCTTATCCGGAATGGTGGGCGCGATCGGAGAAGTGATAGCAGATGCAGTGGACGCAATAGCAGACGTAGCCCCGAAAGCAGTAGAAATGGGAGTAAGTCTTGTTACTTCATTCGTTGAAGGGATTGCATCAAGTGCCGGAAAACTTGGAAATGTTGCTTCGGATATTGGATCTACTTTTATAAGTGGAATGTTCAATCTGATCCCAACAGTATTGCTGACCGGAATAGATATAGCAGTTTCGTTTGCAGAAGGAATCGTGAATGGACTTCCGGGCATTATGGAAAGCGGAGCAACTGCGATAGGCGGTTTTATTGACGGTCTTGTTGCACGGGGACCGGAAGTAATCAACACAGCACTTTCTCTTGCACGGACACTGGCAGTTGGAATCGTTCAAAACGCACCGGCGTTAATAAGTGCAGGAACAGAACTGATAACCGGTTTAATAACAGGACTTGCAGACAGAATCGCAAACAATCTGCCAGAGATTGTAGAAATAGCAGGGGAAATGGTAGAAAGCATTTCAACTGCACTGATCGAAGCAGCACCAAAACTGCTGGAAGCAGGAAAAACGTTGATCGAAGCTGCCGGAAAAGGAATTTCGGATAGTGTAAAACACACATTTGACGATATCAAAAACGGATCTGCGACACTTTCAGAAGTAGCTGTAACATTTGCACCGTTCTTGCTGGCAGCAGGAAAGATCACACCGGCATTAGGAAAAGCAAAAAGTGCTGTTTCCGGATTCCTTACGGTAGCGGGTGGGATTGGTTCAAAAATGAAACTTGCAACGCAAGTGCTTACGAACTTTCCGTATATCGCACATAATTTTGTTACAGAAGCAGGCGGAATGAAAAATGCAATATCCGGATTATTTAAAGGTGGCCTGTCAAAGATAGGCGGAGCATTTAAGGCTATCGCATCACCTGCGGGAATCACAATTGCAGTGATCGCAGCATTAACAGCAGCTTTCCTTCACTTGTGGAACACAAACGAAGGATTCAGAACTGCTATAACAGGAATATGGAATCAGATCACAAGCACCATTCAGAGTTTTTCACAGAATATTGTATCAACACTGAATGATTTAGGGTTTGATTTTGAAAATGTAGGGCAGGCAATATCAGCCGCCTGGAATGCAGTATGTAGTTTATTAGCACCGGTATTTGTCGGTGCTTTTCAATTTATAGCAGATTTTCTTTCCGCCACATTGAACACGATATCAGGAATCGTGAAAATGTTTGTATCAGCATTTAACGGCGATTGGTCGGGATGCTGGGAAGCTGCAAAAAGCATAGTTTCCGGAACATGGGAGTTTATTTATTCAACAATAGACAACATAGGAAACACCATATGCGGCGTGATAAATGCGTTTCTTGGACTGATCGGATCAGATTGGACAGTTTCGT